ACTTCCACATGACCGGCTTCAATTTCCGCAAGCATCTTCTGAAAGCCGGGACGGTTGGAAAAATCCACACCACTGTACCCGTCATCGGCTGCTGTACAGAAAGGACTAATAACCTCACGCCGTGCAGGATTCCCGGCGCAAGGTTTCCATCAGAGCTTTGATCTCATCGGCAAGGTTCAGCCGGATATCCATGCGCCCGTCCGGGTAGATGGTGACGGAGTGCAGCAGATTAGTGGAGATTTCTTTGGTAAGCGCCGTAGTCCCGGCATAGCTTTTGAAATGCTCGATTACGGCGTTGCTATTGTCGTCGCTGCCGCTTATTTTGCGCTCCAGCTCCAAGACCGTGCGGGCGATTTCTTCTGCCTGCGCCGTCAGAGCTTTCTTCTGCGCCGCGAAGCTCTCGCGGGAGATTTCGCCCTCTACCAGTCCTTCATAGAGGTCTTGCAGCCGCTTGTCAAGCCGGGCTTTCCGGCTCTGGAGGGTCTGCAACTGTCGCTGCTCCTGTTTGCGGTCAAGCACTCGCTGTGCCTCCCTTGTTTGCAGGAGCCGGTCTATACTAACGGCGTATTGAGCGTAGACCTGTATGGTATCAACCACAGCTTCCAGAATATCGGCCTCCGGGACTCTTTCCTCCGAGCAGTCAAAGCCGGTATTCAGCCTTTTCGTGACGCAGCGGTAGGAGCCGTTCTTCTTATTGTCCCGCTGCATGGCGTGACCGCATACGCCGCAGAGCACCTTGCGCTTCAGCGGATTCCCGCCGCCCGTCATGACTTCTCGCTCCCTGTATTCCCGCATACAAATCTGCGCTTTTTCAAACAGCGCCTCCGACACAATGGCCTCGTGTCTGCCGGGGACGATAACCCAATCATTGCGGGAGATTTTGACCGTGTGGGCGCTGCCTACAATGTCCCGGCTTCGTTTGCCGTACACCGTCTTTCCAATATACCGCTCGTCCCGCAGGAGCTTTGCGACCAGATTGGCCGTCCAGAAGTTATCCTCTTGGATGCTGCGCCACGGCGTTCTTGTGCAGCCTGCCTCGAGCTTGTAATTCTTCGGGGAGCTTACGCCGTCGCCATTCAGCGCCGCCGCGATCTGCCATGTCTTTGTACCATCCGCCGCCATTTGAAAGATGCGCCGTACCACAGCGGCGGCTTTCGTATCTACCAGAAGATGATTTTTGTCCTCCGGGTCTTTGATATATCCGTAAGGCGCATAGGGACTGAGAAACGCCCCGCGCTCGGCTCTGGCCTTCTTTGCGCTTTTTACCCTGCGGGAGAGGTCACGGCTGTACAGATCGTAAATCAGCGTCCGAAACGAGGTATCGAGGCTGTCGATGTCCAGCGGATTGCTGCTGTCAAAACCGTCGTTGACGGAAATGAAACGCACACCCAGGAACGGGAACACGCGGGAGATGTAGTCGCCCACGGTGAGGTAATCACGGCCAAAGCGGGAAAGGTCTTTTACTACGATGCAGTTGATCTGCCCGCGCCTGACCTGCTCCAAAAGCTCCTTCACAGCTGGACGCTCGAAATTCGTACCACTCCAACCGTCATCACAAAATTCCAATATTTCAGAGCCGGATAAATCTGCATGGCTGCACACATAATCCCGCAGGAGGCTGCGCTGGTTGGATATGCTCTCGGATTCGTCCTTTTCGCCGTTTCTCAAATCCGCGTCCTCGCTGGATATGCGAAGATACATCGCCGTTCTCATGCGCCAGTTTCCCTCCCTTCCAGATATGTACAGAGCTCCTTGTATTCGTCCCGGTAGCGGAACACGATCTCGATATTGCTGTCACCGTCCACATACACACGCTCAATCAGTGCCTGCGCCATTTCTTTTGTCAAAACATCCGCGCCCCGGAAGCTGCCGAAGGCCGCAAGGAACGGGTTCTCCGGTGTGTGCGCCGCCTCCGCCACCTGCTGACAGGTCAGGGCTTCAATCAATCGTTCCGCTTCCTCGGCTTCGGCCTTATAGCGGTGTTTCAGTGTCATATATTCCTGCTCGGTCATGAGCTGATCCACATAGCTCTGATACAGGCTGTCATACAGGCCGTTGCAGCGTTTGAGCGTTCTTTTCGCCGCATCCAGTTTGCCTTGCAGTGTCGCAGTCTGCTTTCTGTATTTGGGGGAGCTGTTCACCCTGCGGACAATGGCTTCCATATCGGCGGCAAGGGAGATCTGGGTTTGAATGGCTTGCAGAAGCATGGGGAACAGTGCGTCCTCCCGGATGTTTTTCAGCGGACAGCTGCCAATGTCGTTGGCGTGGGTCGGACAGATGAAGGTGTACCACAGCTTTTTTTCGTGGCTCACATTCTTGTACCGCACCAGCGGACGCTTGCAGTCGGCGCAGTAGACCAGCCCCTTGAGGATGTTTTCAGTGGTTTCCAGATGCGTAAACCTGCCGAGCTTTTCAAAGTATGCTTCATTTTTGCACCGGGATATTTCCTGAACCTTATTAAAGGTCTCCCGGTCGATCAGCGGCTCGTGGGTATTTTCAACGACGATCCACTCCTCCTTTGGCTTCTTGTACTGCCCCCGGTTTTCGTAGAAGGACTGCCGCTTCCTTCCCTGCACCATGTGTCCGATGTACACCTGCCGGGACAGAAGGTTTTTGACCGTCTGAACATACCAGCTCACGCCGTTATATTTCTCCGTTTTGCATACCCCGGTGTTGTACAGGTAGGCGGAGGGGGATGGTACGCCGGAATCGTTGAGCCGCCTTGCGATTTGCGTGAAGCTCACGCCCTCGGCTCGCCACCGGAATATCTGCCGGACAACGGGAGCCGTCGCTTCGTCCGGCTCCAGCTTGTGGGGATTATCCGGTTGTTTGCGGTAACCGTAGGGAGCCCACGCCCCGATGAAATCTCCGTTTTTCTGCTTCGCCGCCAGTGCGGAGCCGGACTTTTTGGAAATATCCTTGCTGTAAACCTCGTTGATGAGGTTTTTCAGCGGAACGAGATACCCGTCCGCACCCCGCTGGGCGGTGAGGGTGTCGAAGCCGTCGTTGACGGCAATGAAGCGCACTCCGAGGAACGGAAAAATGCGCTCCAGATAGTTGCCCGTTTCCTTGTAGTTTCTGCCAAAGCGGGACAGGTCTTTGACCACGATGCAGTCTATATGCCCTTTGCGTACTTCCTCCATCATCTTTTCAAACTGAGGACGGTCAAAGTCCGTGCCGCTTCGTCCGTTATCGCAGAACAGCCCATACAGGGTAAGCGTCGGGTCATCTTCGATGAACCGGAGCAGCAGGTTTTTCTGCCCCTCTATGGTATCCGCACCGGGTTTGCCGCTGTCCTCCACGGAAAGGCGGGCATAGGCGGCAGCGCGGTATTGCTTCTGTGCCTGTGCGGGAGCCTCCGCTGCCGGAATGACCGGATTTGTCTTTCGTTTGGTTCTTGCCACTTATACCACCTCTCTGATTTGTGACCGGCGCAGGATATCCGTCTGCCATGCAAATTCGTCCGCAAAGCGGAAGCGGACTTCCACGCGGTTATCCCTGTAAATGAGGATGCGGTCGATCAGCGCCACAACGATGCTGCGCTCCAATTCCGCGATGTTCAGGTGCTTTCTGAACTGCGCCATCCATTCCCGATGCTCGCCGCCGTGTTCTTTGATCTGCGTAATGGTCTCCTGCAAGGCTTCCATCTGTTTTTCGCACTCGGCGGAGCGTCCTGCGTAGTTCTGCTTGAGCCTTGCGTATTCCTCCCGGTCGATGATGCCGTCTGCAAGGTTTTCATACAGGGACATGAGCAGCTTCTGAAGCCGCTCGTATTCGGAGCGCTTCTTGTCAAGCTGCCGCTGTACCTTCTGGGCTTCTGCGGTTCTCAAGGGAGCGGTATCCGTCATGGCAAGAATATCGTCCAAATCCACTACGTCCCGGATATACTGCTGGAGTGTTTCCAGCACGATATCGGTAAGCGCTTCGTCACGCATCCGGTGGGGAGAACAGGATTTATCCTGCTTGTGCGCTGCGCAGACGTAGTAGACATACTTTTTATTTCCGGAGGGAACGGTTTTTCGTACCATGCTTGCGCCGCACTCGCCGCAGAACACCATGCCGCTGAAAAGCTGCACGGCGCTGTCACCGGGGCTGCGGCGGGTATCCAATGAGAGCGCCTTTTGCACGCTGTCAAAGTCCCGGCGCTCGACAATGGCTTCGTGGGCGTCCAGAACGACCGCCCATTCGTTTTCCGGCTTTGTGACGCGCTTTCGCACCTTGTAGCTGGGCGTAGTCTCCCTGCCCTGAATGAGTACGCCGGTATAGACCTGATTTTTCAGGATACGGAGCACTGCGTTGGCCGACCATGCCGCATGTGGGTTCGCCTTGAAGGAGGTGGCAAACTTCATGCCGAGAGATTTCTTGTACTCCATAGGCGAGAGCACCCCGTTGTGGTTCAGGCGGGCGGCAATGTCCTGCGGACTCATGCCCTCCAGCTTCCACGAAAAGATGTCCCGCACGATATCTGCGGCATATTCGTCTACGATCAGGTGGTTTTTGTCTGCTTCATCTTTCAGATAGCCGTAGACGGCAAATGCGCCGATGTACTGGCCGCTCTTGCGTTTGACCTCAAGCTGGGTGCGGACTTTCACGGAAATATCCCGGCAGTAGGCTTCGTTTATGAGGTTCTTGAACGGGATGATAAGCTCGTCCGAAGCGTTCTTTCCGGCGAGGCTGTCGTAATTGTCGTTGACGGCGATAAAGCGCACGCCTAAAAAGGGAAATATCTTCTCAATGTACTCGCCTGCGTCCAGATAATTTCGGCCAAAGCGCGATAGGTCTTTTACAATGATGCAGTTGGTGCGCCCCGCCTTTACGTCCTCCAGCATTTTCTTGAAGCTCGGACGCTCGAAATTAGAACCTGTGAAGCCGTCGTCGATCCTGACGGCATATTCCCGAAGCTCCGGGCGGGTTCGGATAAAGTCCCGCAGCAGCTCCCGCTGCCCGGTGATGCTGTTGGATTCCTCTTTATCCCCATCGTCCCTCGACAGTCGGAGGTAAAGCGTGGCGTTCCAGATTTTTGTTTCGGTGTTGTGTTGCATATTGCCAGCTCCTTTCCTCCAAAATTGTACCCTGCGTTGCGCAGGACTGTCGAGGATGTCGCAGGATCAGCCCTTTGTGCGGATATATGCTTCCAGTCTGTCCTCCAATGAAACATCCGTATCGGCAAAGCTGACCCTGACCACATATTTCCCATGCCGGTAGCAGTAGGGGTTGCCGATCTGACGGATGAAATCCAGAATACGCTCCCGCTTGGGCAGCGCTGTGTTGACCTTTACATCGCGGATATCCACCAGCGCCGCAGGGTCAACGGCGCGAATATCCATATCGGATGCCGTATATGCGTCCATGCCATACCTCCTTGTTTTGTTTATTCCATGGTTATGATTGGATATATAAATCTATGAGCCCGAGCCGAGGGCAGAAGAATAGGGCTGTGACGGAACACAGCCCCATGGTTTCCGGCCTCGATGCGGATAAAAAGACCCTTCCCTCAGAACTTCATGGGAAGGGTCGAATGCTTGCGCCTGCCGTTGTAGATGCGGTAGAACAGGTTGACGTAGCGCTTTACGCCCCGCAGATCCTTTTCCGCCTTGCCCGCCGCGTAGATGAACTTGGGCTCGTAGGCGCGAAGGCTGTAAACGAGGCGGTTACGGTCATACTCATCATGGTAAAGCTCCACAAAATGAATGAATCCCTGAAGAACCTCAGCTCTCAGGGATTCCGGATCGCCGCCCCAGGCTTCCAGCAGGAGGGTCAGCGCTTCCTTATAAATCTCTGCGCCGACACGCTTGAACTCCGCAAAGGCGGTATTGATGCAGATGATGCGCCCGACGCCTCCGCCGCGCTCAAAGCCCACATGCAATCCTACGTCCTCGGTCGCTTCGTAAAACTCGCCCGACGCCTTGTCCTCGCCATGAAGATTGGCGCGGAGCTTCGCGCTGGGCGTCAGGGCTGCGGAGTAGCCGGTCTGCATGGCAAACAGCAGAGCTTCCTCAGCCTCCGTCATACCGTAGTACACCTTACAGAGGATCGGCAGGTCGTTGTTGCCGTTCATGTGCTTGCGCGCCACAATAGTATG